CTTATCTTTTAATATCGAATACACACCTGAAGAAAAATGTGCTTCATTTGCGTCTTGTACATATAACTCAACCTCAAAACCTTTTACTTGAATATTATGTGATGTATTCCAATTGATACGTTTACTGTCAAAAAACTCTTTAATGAATGAAACGTTTTCACCAACATCCTCAAAGTCTAATACAACGTGTAAATCAACGTCTGAGAATTCAGACCAATTATAGTTAGATAAAGAACCTGTCATTATCACGTCAGCAATGTCTAATTCAATAACTAAGAAATCTAAAAATTCGTTAGTAATCTCCATTAAACGTTCTCTAATTTCAGAAACCATTTTAGGACTACCTTCAGTTCCTTCCCAAATATCACTACATAACTCGTCCTTAGTTTTGAAACTTTGTATGATTTTAGGGTCTTTTTGTTCTTTAATTTTCATCTTCTTCGATTTTTTTATACTCAAAAACACGTCCAATATTTTTATTGAAGAAACTTCCCTGTGAATCTGCCATTCTGAATTTTGTGAATATTTCCCACGGAACGTCAGAATATTCGTACTCGACACCATTTTTAAACTCTACTAAAAGAGTTTTACTGTCTGTATGATATGTTGCTTCTTTTAAGTTAGACGAATCTAACACAACATTAATTTTTTTACCTAATATCTTTTCTGATATAATTGCCATAAATACGCGTGTTTATTAATATAAATATTAAGAATTATATTAAAATAGAAAACCCCTCTTTCGAGGGGTTTCAATTTATACTTAAACTTCTTCGTAATCGACATCTTGTGTCCCCTCATCAGGTCCACCACTATCACCTGTTTCACCTGTTTGATATAGTCTCGTGGTTATTTGATTCCACACACCCTCAAGTTCAGATTTCTTACTCGTGATAAGTTCTAAGTTTTCTGAAGTCTTAGCTTCATTAAGTTCTCCTATTAACTTCTCTAAGTTTGTTTTTTCATCTTCAGAGATTTTGTCACCTAACTCAGACATTTGTTTCTCTGTTGTAAACACATACGAATCGGCTTCATTAATAAGTTTAATCTTTTCTTCCTTCTTTTTATCCTCTTCTCTATTTTGTTCTGCCTCGTCTTTCATCTTTTGGATGTCTGCGTCAGATAAACCTGTTGAGGATTCAATCTTAATCTTTTGTTCTTTACCGGTTCCTTTATCTTTAGCCGAAACATTTAAAATACCATTGGCGTCAATATCAAAAGTTACTTCTACCTGTGGGATACCTCTTGGTGCCATTGGAATACTTTCTAATTTGAATTTACCTAATGTTCTGTTATTTGTGGCCATTGGTCTTTCACCTTGTAAAACGTGTATTTCTACTACCGTTTGATTGTCGATTGCCGTTGAGAACGTCTGTGACTTATTAGTGGGGATTGTTGTATTTGATTCAATCAATTTTGTCATAACACCACCCATTGTTTCAATACCTAATGAAAGTGGAGTAACATCCAATAATAATACATCTGTAACGTCTCCTGATAATACACCTCCCTGAATCGATGCACCCATTGCAACAACCTCATCAGGATTCACTCCTTTATTTGGTTCTTTACCGAATAACTTCTTAACCGCATCCTGTACTGCTGGTATACGAGTTGAACCTCCTACTAAGATTACCTCATCAATCTCACCAATTGTTAGGTTCGCATCTGACAATGCTTTTTCACAAGGTTTGATTGAACGGTCAACTAAATTAGATGTTAATCTATCAAAGTCTGCTCTGGTTAATGTAGTCTCAAAGTGAATTGGTCCACTAGCACCTGCAGAAATATAAGGTAAACTAATAGAGGTTTGATTTGCCGTTGATAATTCCACCTTAGCTTTCTCAGCCGCCTCTCTAACTCTTTGAATCGCCATTGGGTCTTCAGAAATATCTACGTTTGATTGAATCTCGATTAGAGACATAAAGTGGTCGATAATTGCTTCATCGAAGTTATCCCCACCTAATTGTGTATCACCGTTAGTAGATAATACCTCAAAGATACCATCACCTAATTCTAAAATAGATACATCAAATGTACCACCACCTAAGTCAAAGACAACGACCTTCATGTCTTTATCTTTCTTATCCAATCCGTACGCCAACGCAGCTGCCGTTGGTTCGTTAATTATACGTAAGACCTTTAATCCTGCGATTTCACCAGCTTCTTTAGTTGCTTGACGTTGTGAATCGTTAAAATAAGCTGGTACCGTAATAACCGCCTCAGTAACAGACTCACCTAAAAACGATTCGGCGCTTTTACGAATGTTTTGTAAGACCATTGCTGAAATCTCTTGAGGTACGTAGTCTCTACCATTTGCGGTTATAACAACAGAGTCGTTATTTCCCTTTTTAATTTTATATGCGACGTTTTTATGGTCGTCATTTAACTCACTATATCTCTGACCGATAAATCTTTTAGCCGAGTATATGGTGTTTAAAGGATTTGTAACGGAAACTCTTTTTGCGGTGTTTCCTACTTTAATATCGCCATCCTTAAACGATACAATTGAAGGGGTAGTCCTACCTCCCTCATTATTTACAATAACTTTAGGTTCTCCACCCTCCATAAAAGAGATACATGAGTTTGTTGTTCCTAAGTCAATACCAATTACTTTTCCCATATGTTTTTTAATTTGTTTATATTAGACGTTTGTAGTCATACCAAAAGTAAATAATCTTTTTAAAAGATTCAACAAACGTTTTGATTTATTTAATATGTTATGTTTTGGTTGATTAAACTATAATACATATCTTTGTGGTTCCTTAGGTCAAAAAAAATACCGAATAGGGATTAACTGACAAAGTGTCAGTTGTAATCTAATAATACTGACAAATAGTAATTCTATTGTTTTTTAGATAAAATGTAGTATATTTGTAGAGTCAAAAACAAAAAAAAAGTTTTTATATATGGATACAGAATTCGAAGAACAAGGAGGAGGTAGAAGACTTCCAATGAAGAAAAGTAAAAACGATTCGAGAACACCCGTGTTGGATAATTTCTCTCGTGATTTAATTAAATTAGCAGAACAAGGAAAACTTGACCCTGTAATTGGTAGAGAGAAAGAGATTAATAGAATCGCACAGATTTTATCTCGTCGTAAAAAGAATAACCCGATTGTTATTGGTGAACCTGGTTCAGGTAAAACCGCAATCGTGGAAGGGTTAGCAATAAAAATACACCAAGGAGACTGTCCTAAGAACTTAGCGGATAAACGTATAGTTTCATTAGACTTAACTTCTGTTGTTGCGGGTACTAAATACCGTGGACAGTTTGAGGAGAGACTTAAGGCCATTTTAGAAGAGTTGGTTGATAATGATAATGTAGTGGTCTTTATTGATGAGATACATACCATCATTGGAACTGGTAACTCTTCAGGTTCATTAGATGCTTCGAACATCATTAAACCCGCACTGTCTCGTGGTGAAATACAATGTATTGGTGCCACTACGTTAGACGAGTATCGTGAGAATATTGAAAAAGACGGAGCATTAGAAAGACGTTTCCAAAAAGTATTGGTTGACCCTGCGACAACTGAGGAAACAATGATTATCCTTTCTAATATCAAATCTAAATACGAGAATCATCATAAGGTTAAGTATAGCGAAGAATCATTAGAGGCTTGTGTTACCTTATCGGACAGATACATTACTGACCGTGAATTACCTGACAAGGCTATCGATATCTTAGATGAGGTAGGTGCAAAGGCGCAAATCGATGTTAAATTACCTGAATTTATCGAAGACCTTAAATTACAAGTTGCTGAGATTAAGAGAAAGAAATTGGATGTGGTTAAGACACAAAACTATGAAATAGCTGCTGAACTAAGAGACCAAGAAAAGAAGTTAATTAATAAGTTAACAACTGAGAAAGAGGAGTGGGAACAAAAACAAAACGAAAACAGAACTTTAATTACTGAAGACGATGTTTATAAAATTGTTTCAGATATGACTAATATTCCTGTAACTCGTTTAGACAGTGACGAAGCTAAGTCATTACTTAATTTAGAAAAAACCTTAAAGGCTAACGTAATCGGACAAGATGACGCAGTTACTAAGATTTCTAAAGCAATTCGTAGAAATCGTGTAGGTATTAAGGAACCAAACAGACCAATCGGTTCTTTCATATTCTTAGGTTCGACAGGTGTAGGTAAAACACACTTAGCTAAAACATTAGCACGTGAAATCTTTGGTGATGAATCGGCAATGATTCGTGTGGACATGTCAGAGTTAATGGAAAAACACTCAGTATCAAGATTAGTAGGGTCTCCTCCAGGATACGTAGGACACGACGAAGGTGGTCAATTAACCGAACAAGTTAAAAACAAACCTTACTCTGTAATACTTTTCGATGAGATTGAGAAAGCACATAGAGATGTCTTTAATATCTTACTTCAAGTATTAGATGAGGGTCACTTAACAGATGGTTTAGGTCGTAAGATTAACTTTAAAAATACTTTAATTATTATGACTTCTAATGTTGGAGCAAGAAAACTACAAGACTTCGGAACGGGGTTAGGATTTAGTACAGACTCTACAGTTTCACAACACGAAGAACTCACTAAAGGTGTAATTCAAAAAGCACTAAAGGCAGAATTCTCACCTGAATTCCTAAACCGTTTAGATGATATTGTCGTATTCAAAGCTTTAGAGAAAGAAAACATTGGTAAAATCGTAAAGATTGAAATGAATAAACTCTCAAAGAGAATTGTAGAAAGAGGTTACAACATTAGTTTTGGACCATCAATCATCGACTTTATCGCAGACAAAGGGTTTGACGCCAAATACGGAGCAAGACCAATACGTAGAGCGATTCAGGAATACATAGAAGACTTTATCGCTGAGGAAGTATTAGGTAAAGGTATTGTTGAGGGGAAGAGTTACTCCCTTAAAATAAATAAGGATTCTGAAAAAATTTCAGTAACAGAAAAAAAATCATAATCTTTTTGGTTACTTAAATAATAAAGAGTATATTTGTACTCAAATTAATAAACGATGAACGAACAAAGGTTAAATAGGTTTAAAAAACTACTTTCAGTACCAAGTAAGTCAAGAAATGAGTCTCAGATGGTTAACTTCATCTGTACTCAACTTGACAATATGATTGACAGTGGGGTTAATCTCGATTACTACTTAGACGAACTTAGTAACATTTATGTGACTAAAGGAGAGTCTGAATCGTACCCGTGTTTTATCTCACACACTGACACGGTACACGAAATAGACTCCATCAACGTAGTTGAAGGGATTAAAACTAAACCTAACACTTTCGGTAAGTCATTTGGTAACGAAGAATTCGATGTTCTTTACGCAGTTAACGACCAAGGAAATCCTACGGGTATTGGTGGTGACGACAAATCAGGGATTTTTATTTGTTTAGAAATCCTTCGTAACGTCCAAGAGTGTAAATTAGCTTTCTTTGTTTCTGAAGAAATTGGTTGTATAGGGTCATCAAACGCAGATGTCGAGTTTTTTAACGATGTAACATTTGTTTGTGAGTATGACGCACCTGGAGACCACTTAATTACCGAGATTTGTTCGGGAGTTCGTTTGTATGAAGTAAACGGTGAATTTATCAACACAATGAAACCAATCATCGAAAATTCCTTTGGTAACCCGATGATTGAACAATCACACCCTTTTACCGACGTGATGCAACTTAAAAACAAGTTACCTGTGTCGTGTATCAATATCTCATGTGGATATTATAACATGCACAGTGTGAATGAATTTATTGCACTGGTAGACGTAGAAAAAGCGATTGACTGTGGTATTAGTATGACTATGTATGGTTTACAGGATAAATATTACTATGAAAATGACACACCTAAATATTTTAACGATTCTAAAGAGGATGTTTACGAATCTGAAAACTCTAAATGGTTAAGTGAAGGTGTTGTAATATTTGATGAGGATTCATCGGGAATTACGATTGAGGAATACGAAACAGGAAACTGTGTCTACCTAACAGAGAAAGAATGTAAGAAATTATATGAAACTCTAAAGTCGAAATTCACACCCTCGTCACAGTACCGTTTATTTTAAACACAAAAAAAGAAACACCCAATAGGGTGTTTTTTTTATTTAAGGAATAATTTAGATTCCCTTTGTCTTCTTGAGATTAACCCCTTACTAAATTTACCATTAATCATTGTACTGTCTTTCGGCAAGATATTAGCAGCGGATTTATATTTTTTTTGTTTAACTAATTTAATGAAATTAGATTTTCTTAAACCTTGGCAACCCGCGTTAAATACCAACGATACTAATACGTCAAACATATTTTGAGTAATCATATGGTTATTTTTTGTAGTATCATCTGACTTCCACTCGTTTAGAAAACGTCTAACACAATTTGCCGATTCAGTGGCATCGTTCTGTAAGTATTTTTGCGCTTGTTCTTTAGTTATTACATCACCAACTTTAGGGGTTGGTTCAGAAAGTGCTCCTGTGTGTCCCCATCCAATTGTGACTCTACCATCACCTAATTTATATGCTTTCAATACGGGTTCTCCTTTTTGTTTTACACTACCCTCATCGGTTTTTATTGTGTTCCAAAAATTTTGAGATGCCTTTAGTTTAGTGCCGTCTACGTAATTTTCATTAGTGACTACTTTTGTTTCTTTTTTCGTTGGGGGTGTTTTAGGTATTCTATTGGTAATTAGTTTTATTGATGGGTAAACAACACCTTGACGATTAGTCGAATAATCCTCTATTTTTACTATTTCTTTTTTACCTTTGGTGGTAAAGACTAACGTTTCACCTTTTAATCTAATGTTATTACCACGAATAACTATTTTGGCTGGAGAACCAATTAAATCGACATTACCCTCTCCATAATATTTAACTAAATCACTCATCATAGCATAGTATAACGACATTGTTTCTTCGTCTTGTTCAAACAAACTTCTCTTAATTATGTGAGGTGATTCTTTTAATTTTAAACTGGTTTGAGTTAATAAGGTTATTATATCGTCAGATTCGACTTGTCTTATATATGACCTTCCGTAATCCACATCATTATTTGTATTGACAATACTAATTCTATGGTATCCTGTATCTATAGAATACCCCAAATATATAAACTCTTCACCGTTAGCAGTTTTGTATTTATGATTATCATACGTTGAACGTTGAAGGTCCCATGTTGAAAGATATCTATAATTATCATAAGCTGCAGCGGGGGATTTAAGAATATCGAGACCATATTTAAGTAATTTTACACGGTCTTCCTTAAACTCATCAACCTCAAGTTCATACTCATCATTAATTTTATCGATTAACGATGCCACCCAATCCTTTTTAAATTCTGTAAATGCTGGACCTCTTTCTGAGTCATCAAAATATTCGTATTTGGCGTCTGACATATTAAATAAATCGGATTGCGAACCAACACCACGCCTCAAGTGTTTAGACTTTTCGATTGTGTCTTGAATATTATAACCCCTATGTGATGGTCTAATTAAATATTTAAAAAGTCCTGATACTTGTATTTCGTATTCTCGTAATTCATCTCTTTCTATTAACCCGATAGTTTTAAACCCGTATTCCAGCCAATCATTATGTACTTTTTCCATTTCCTTTGAAAATCCTTCAGCATAACAACGTGTGCTGAATTCTTGGTATTCTTCCGCTAGTCTCCTCTCATCTTTATTAAACATCGATTTTAAAGTATCCGCGATATACTCGTCAAGTTCAAAATCATCGGCGCGTCCTTCAATTTTTTCTCTCTTTGCTATTAATCCTTTTTCAATAAGAACGTTATATAATTTTTTTAAGTCATCATTATCAATATCTCGTATATGATAACTTTCAGAGTCAACATCGTCCCAAGCCCCATCTGAATAATATTCATAATCAGGTTGTCGGTATCTAACATTCCATAACTCATAATTGTCGGTCTGACCATCGGCAAAAAATTGTGAAAAATCGTCATCATCTTCAAACTCAACGGAAAAATAACCTTTACGTCCGTCAACAACAAGGTCAATGGACCTTAGTTCTACTTCATTGTCGATATGTTTTTCTAACATATCATCTTCGTATAACCCACTTAAAACAATATAACATAAGTTATACAAATCAGGGGTTTCATTAAAGGCGTCGATTAATCTTTGTTGTGATGGGGAGTAGGTCTTTTCTTCGGTATCTTCTTTTAATCTTTTAGATTTACCGGTTCTACTGTATTGTTTAACTTCATATTTGTTTTCTTCAACCCACTTCATAACTTCATGGATAGAATCGCCTATTCTAAAAGGGATATTTAACCCATTGTTTTTTAAGGGTTCTGATGAGACATACTTACCACCTTTCGTATAGTATATCATAGACGATTTTGATAACATTGCGAAACCACCCTTCTTATGAATAACCATTCGGTTACACAACGGTTTAATCGACTCTATCGATAGGTCTTCATTAATTTTTTCAGGTCTATTCATCATAAATCCAATACTATTTTCTTGGTAGTGTTTATTATAAATATCAATAATTTTGATACCGTCTGAATCTCTATCTGCTTTATCAAACTCATTTTTTAAATATTTAATACCATTTAGGTGTTCATTGTTTAGTTCGTCATAAACTATTAAGTCTTTTAGTTCATAACCATTACCCCTATATAGTCCATATTTTTGTGAAGACATTTGATTGTGAATGGTTGGGTTTTTAATGATTAGATATGCTAACACACCCATTGTGATGTGTTCGTCAAAATCACTATCGTCGTCTCTTTTTGTTGTACACCATTTTGTGTTTGCACCATACTTACACGATGCCGTGTGTGTTAATGGTACAACCAATAAATAATTTTCGTCGTCGTAAATCTTTTTATATTCAGACTTATCAACTTTAAACCCCTCGTTAATTTTAGACATAATCTATATTATTAATATAAATATATCCTTAAAGGGATATTTATCAATACAGTAGAGTAGAATCTATATGTATTAAATTTATTTAAAGCCTCAGGTCTACAGTTGTACAGACTTGAGGTTTTTTTTATGATAACACTTTACTAATATTTTTTTACACTTACTAGTTCTAGCATCCCAGCACTTTTAACAAAAAATATTTAAAAATCAAATAAATTATACTATTTATATCATATATAAAGTGCGCATATGGTAAATTTTGATTTATTGAACGAAGAAATAAGTCCCTTCGATGAAAGAGACATACAAGTTGAAGGATTA